CTCTTTTTCTGGTCTATCTTTAGCCAGAGAAATGCATGCTTTCGCATGCACTCCACCCACGCTTCAGGTAACTGCGGTGTGGGACCGCATACGTACCGGGGAGTTCTCCCTCGCGACCATAATCGTCTGGCTGACGACTATGAATTTCGAGGAGTGTACTCCAGTCATGTGCACGCGTTACTTTGTAACGCGCGCATGTGCGCAGAACGTTTATCTCGAAGCGCTGCAAGTCCCGATTTACTCGGTGCTTGAAGTGCTTACGATTATAACGCCATGCGTCCCCGTACGGTTCGAGCCAATGTAGGTAGTCCACATCAGGTGATGTGGCAATAGGTAGTCGCTCAAAACGAGCTTCCACCTTCTTCCTTATGTAGGCAGCGGACCGATGATATCCATTCTGAACTAGCCAGCCATAATAAGCTGTATAGCTCGGAAGGATCTCAGTACGATTCGACGACCATACTTGCCTCATCTTGAGGGGGGTGACATTGGTGCCTTTGTAGGCATCCATCCCGCAGGACTCTCGGTAGAGTCCCCAAGTACAACACTTCCTCTCGTTGAACATCAGTCCAAAGAGAGGGAAATGTTGCATTACACACGCATAATCTTCGCGGTGTAATATGATGTCGTCTCCGTAAACCCAAACCCTAGCAGCCGCTTCTTTAAGCGGAAGGGATTTGTGTCTACGAATGATCGCTGTGGCAAGTGCCCAGAACACGTACGCTTCAACAGGAAAGCATAAAGCTGACCCCATTGGAGCATATTTGTTTAAGGACACTATCTTACCATCAGGCATCGTGGTCGCATCCGTCCTTAGCGCCATCAAAGCGCGCTGAAGACGAGGGACACCATCGAACAAGTCAACGACGAGTTCTTTGGCAACCCTATCTGATGCTTCCTTCATGTCTAAGGTAACGTACTGACCATCTACCGATCCAGCTAAGGCGAGTTGACGATTAACCTCTTGGGACGTGAAATTCACGTGTCCTCGAGTCAAATCGTGTTTCTCGAGGTGCTTTACCATTGCACCTCCAAGGCCTTGCTGCATCCATTGGTACTCTAGAGGCTCGCAGCTAATAAGCCGCGGTCCTCGCGAATCCTTTGGAACCAGGATGACCTTCGCTACGCCATTTTCTAGCGTCTCGAAGGCTTCCAGGGTTGGTAGTTCATCACACAGGTGGTTGATATTGTAGAAGAAGTACTCCGAATAGGGGTACACCTCCTCAATCTTGGAATAATAGCGTTTGAAACGCATCTTATCCCAATTCTTCTCACCCGTGGCCACTGCGCCCGGCCCATGCCGTGGCGTAATGTCGTACGGATCGAATGAACAAAAGGCGCGGGACGTAATGTCCCGCGCCAGACGTAGGATTATTTGTCCTTCGGTGCTTTCCCTCCCTGCAGCATACGCAGCAGGAAGCGAACAGTCCGTAGAGACAAACTGATCCAAAACATCGTTTTGTTGTTCATCGGTGAACGGTAGCTTGAGCTTATAAAGCAAGAAAGCTACTTGCCGCATCGATCTGACAGCCTCAATGCTGATGACTGGGTAGTCATCAGCAACGCCGTCGGTATTGACCACCTGCTCCATCAAACTACCCATAAATAATGGGATGTTTGTGCCCTTCTTCTTTTGGAAGTGGGGTATAGAGAGCGGTTGGCCCGTACTAAGGCACTTGTCTAGTGCCTTACCATATTCAGGAAGGCATTTCGTCATAAACGAAATACCTTCATGGCGACACCGGTCGCGGATTTCCTGAAAGTCCCGGTCGAAACCAGCACAGTCAATATAACCCGTGAAGCGGTCAGTTAAGTCTCCGAAGAGACTGCAGTAGAGACCGAGATAAAACTCGGTCAGGCTATTATGTATTCCCATAAGGTAATACTCCTAGCAACTATACTTCAATCTCCCAAGAGACCCCTGATCAGAGGACAGCGGATTCCGGGTCGGGCTAAAGAAAGCCCTGGCCCAGAATCGGGTAACCGGATTTACGGTTCCCCAGCCAGCCACTTGGCGAGGCGTGCAGGTCCATGAGTGGCTTCAGTAAAGAAGTCAGTCAAGACCGTAACGCCGTCGTCCACGTCGCTGCTGCTAAACGTACCATCCTGCGGTATAACCGCAATCGTGTACATTTGCAGAGTGCGGAGTTCACCAGCCGAATTCGGCTTGGTGTACGCCCACTGCACGCGCCGTCGATCTGAAAGCTTACCACTAGGACCCTGAGTATCGTGAGAAATCACGATAGTCTTTTGGGTCCCAGCCGCAAGCCCAGCTACTCCACGAATCGATGTATCATCGACGATGGAGCGGAGCGTATAATCCTCAGAATTGAGGGTGATGGGATCTGATAGCATAGTTGCTTTCTTATTTCATCGTTTACGTTTACCTGACACTGCAAGAAGCAGAGAAGCCGCAAGTGCGACTTTTCTACCGCTCGAAGGCGCCAGCGTGAAAGGAGTCGAAATGGTAGGTACCATTCGCTCCCGTTGGTAGTACTCACGAACCATCCTGAGACAGGGCTGATTATGACCGGTAATCCGGTAATACTCATCAATGTCCCATTCGGCCGTGAGTTCAGTCTTCAACTTCTGCGAACAGCAGAAGTCGAGCACAGTAACACTAGCTGGATTGAGATCACGTCCGAACCACCTATCCAATAAATCTCCCACGTCGAAAAACCAATCGACGAGGAAGGTGAATGGAATAGCGTTCCAGACGATCGAGGGTCTTGAAGGTGACAAGCCAAGTTGGCCCATCACACCCAAGATATTACTCATGAC